GTACCTAGCATATGAGGTTAATATGTTACCTGCTGCACTTGCTGCAATCGGAGTACAATAAGCAATTCTACCTCTCTATATCTTAGAGCCCTGCCGTAATGGTGGGGCTTTTTTTATGAACATTTGATAAGTGTAATTTAATATAGGTGTGATTTACATTGAACAGGGAGTTATTAATCAGTTTGTTTTAACCTTAACAGAGGTAACGACTGTACCCACACCGCATTATTTATTTGTATTCACCAATGAAATGAATACCACTAGCACACCACAGCTATTCACAGCTCCTGATGCAAGTGCTTACCCTGAAAGATACAACCTGTTTGCTCTAGATGAGCCAACGGATATCATACTAAAGAAAGGGCAGTACACGTATGAGGTATATGAAAGCTCAACAGCATACGTTCTACCTTTGACAATAGCTCAGACTACAGGCGTAGTAATTGAGGAGGGGAGAATGGTAGTAAGTGGTCCTGCAGGTAACTCAATATACGATTAACTATGGCATGGTACGATAGATTTATTAAAAGCAACAAAGGCCCAGAGGTAATTGAGGGCTACCAATCATTTAGCACCCCATTCCTACCGGTAGGGAGGGGTAACCTAACCTTACCTGTTGTTGACCCCAGGTATAACGCTAACATGTGGCAGTACTTTGGAAGTGACAACCTGTATCCTGAGCTATTGAATCAGATGTACTTTAGCTCCCCATTGCATGGTGCCATTGTAGACTTCAAGACCAATGCTGTGATTGGTGGAGGCTTTAACCTTACCACTGACAAGCTCACACCACAGGAGAAGCTAGAGATGTTTACCTTTGAAAAGAAAGCTAACCTCAAGCACACCGTTAAGGCAGTTACAAAGCAGTTAATTCTACACAATCGGGTATACTTCAAGCTGTATTTTGGTGAGAAAAGAAAGCTCATGAAAATTGAGAACGTATCTCCTGAGAAAGTAAGGGTAGGTAGAGATAAAAAAATGTACTTTTTGTGCGATGATTGGTCACGTAGAATAGGCATTGAGGAGATTAAGCCTTACCACATCACCTGTAAAGATGCATGCCAACTATTTAGCTACGAGGTTAAGTCGGTAGGTCAAGATTATTACTCACTACCTACCTATACATCGGCTTTAAACTTTGCTTTTCTTAGTGGTGAGCTATCTTACTTCGCTAAAAGTAACATTCAAAATAGTGTTTTCCCGTCCTTTGCTATGATGTTCCCAAAACGTCCACAGTCTGAGGAGGAAAAGCACATGATCAAGGAAACTATTGACCGCCTTAAGGGTGCAGCCAATGCAGGTAAGGCAGTTGCATTTTTTGCTAACAGTGCGGACCAACTTCCAAAGATTGAATCACTACCTACCAATGGTAATGATAAGCTATTTCATGAGGCATCTGCTTTGAACACTGAGCAGATTTGTTTTGCTCATACTATTGACCCGATTCTAATGGGTATCCGTACCACGGGGAGCCTAGGTAGTGGTAGTGATATCAAGCAAGCCTATGTTATCTTTGAAAAGAATGTAGTAATGGAGTTGCGTGCTCAGGTAACTACTATCTTTAATGAGCTCTTAACCATTGCTCGCATCCCTGCTGAGTTTACAATCAATAACTTTCAAATCATTGGAGATACTATCATAGAGGTAGATGAGGAGACTGCAAAAGTTAAGGATGCATTGAATAACTTGAGTGATGCACTACTAGGTAAAGTACTTGAAAAAATGACTACCAATGAGATACGTGCTCTAGCCTCATTACCTCCTATTAATGAACCTACTCAACCTATTGTATAATGCTGTATTTCATAACTGAGTCATACCTCAAAACAAACACACCCATTACAGCTAATGTGGATGTTACTGACGTAACTCCATACATTGCTACACAAGCGGCATTAAGAGTGCAGCCTATCCTGGGCACTACGTTCTATAATTACTTGCTTACTCAGTACAATAACACAGTGCTTAACCCTGACGAGATAAATCTAGTTGAATTCATTCAGCCTGTGATTGCATGGAGGAGTGCTGAGGATGCAGTGTTCGGGTTGACGTACCAACTTAAGAACAAAGGACTGCAAACTCAAAGCGGTGACTTCTCAGCAAGCGTATCACGTAGTGAGGTAGCCTTTGGAATGGAGCACTATGCACAAAAGGCATCATTCTTTGAACAGCGTCTAATCAGATGGCTACTTGCTAACCGTAACCTGTTCCCTTTATTCATTAGTACAGCTAACCAGGATACTGACCTCAGACCAATGTTTCAAAACTGCTCATGCATAACTCAATGGCAAACTACTTGCACAGGAATGTGTGGTAACTTCCTTGAGAATGGGTACAATAACAGCATTCTAATCTTGTGAAGTCACAGCTATCCATACTACTAGCTACAATGCATGCTAATTGGTTTAAACTCTTAGCTGTTATCAGTACATTTTTAATGCCTATCTCAGGCTTATTATTTTTAGTTGGATTTGTGATCGTATTGGATACTATCACAGGCGTATGGAAGAGCTATAAACACAAGGTAAAGATAACTAGCAGAGGCCTATCTGCAATTATTAGCAAGATGCTACTCTATGAGGTAACTGTGATTATGTTCTATATGATTGATAAGTTCATTTTGAATAGTATCATCCTGCAGTTTTTCTCTGTAGAGCTATTGCTTACCAAAGTACTTGCACTCATCCTAGTATCCATTGAGGTCATGAGTATCAATGAGAACTATAAAGCAGTAAAAGGCCTTGACCTATGGCAGGCTATGAAAAACTTATTTGCAAGAGCCAAGGATATTAAAAAGGAAGTCAATGAAATTAGACACAACGAAAATATTTCAGGAACGCCTATCTAATAGCCAATACTTCCACGAGGAGTCTGAAAAAAAACAAATCTATCTACACCACACCGCAGGCAATGGCAACCCCATAGCTGTATCACGCTGGTGGAATAGCAACTCAGATAGGATAGCTACTGCATTTGTCATAGGTGAAAGAGGTAGCATAGTGCAGTGCTTCTCTTCCAAGCATTGGGCCTATCACCTGGGGATAGATAGTCAGGATTTCTCAGTACATGGTTTAAAATATCAAAACTTGAATAAGCTAAGTGTAGGCATTGAAATTTGTAATTGGGGTCCATTGAAGCTAAAAGATGGTAAGTACTACAATTATGTTAAGGGAGTCGTTGACCCATCCATGGTTACTACCTTAGATGCACCCTACAAGGGCAATAAATTTTGGTACAAATATACAGATGAGCAAATTGAATCTACTCGGCAGCTTGTGGAGTACCTATGCGATACCTATGACATTCCCAAGGCTTACCGGTCAGAGATATTTAGCATAGACAAAGAGGCATTCAAAGGTACTGCAGGGATCTACACGCATAACAGTGTGAGAAAAGACAAGGCAGATATTTACCCATGCCCTAGAATGATAACAATGCTTCAAAACCTATAGCAGATGAGGAGTTTAATAATTATTTTGTCGCTAGTATCTACTATATTTGCGACATCCTGTTCAGCTCCTAAGCGTGCTCAATGGCACTATAAGAAAGCATTAAAGAACGGCCTGCAAGTAGTACAGGATAGTGATACCATCCGGATAACTACCATAGACAGCATCCCTGTGATACACAATGATACTATAGTTTGGGAGAAGTTCTATACTACTAAGGATACGGTCATTAAGTTCAATAACATCTATGTACCTAAGACTAGATGGCAGACTAGGATAGAGTACCGCTACAAGACTAGGGTAGAAAGGATACGAGGTAAGACTATTTACAAAACAGCTCAGGCAGAACAGGTAATAAAGTACAGATGGGCATGGTGGCCTATTGTTATTTCGTTTATTATAGGTATATTGCTCCGTTTTTTAATTCAAAAGGGGCTGATAGATAGAATAGCCCTGCTATTTAAGCTATGAGAAAACGACTATTTTACGATATTGAGACTTCATTCAATGTCGGAGTGTTCTGGAGAACAGGATACAACCTAAACATTCACCCAGGTGACATCATTCATGAGCGTGCAATCATCTGCATCTGCTATAAATGGGAGGGTGAGGAGGAAATTCACAGCCTAACATGGTCAAAATCACAGAGTGATAAGAAAATGATTGAGGCCTTTGTCAAAGTATTGGAAAAAGCAGATGAGATAGTGGCCCACAATGGGGATAGGTTTGACCTCAAATGGATACGCACAAGGGCTTTATTTCATGGCATCAATGTAATGCCATCACCTAAGACCATAGACACGCTTAAATGGGCTAAAAGGTACTTTAATTTTAACTCAAACAAACTTGACTATATAGCTAAGCTACTTAAGGTAGGTGCTAAGATGGAAACGGGAGGCTTAGATCTATGGAAAGATATAGTATTTCGCAAGGACCAGGATGCATTAGATAAGATGGTGGCTTATTGTAAGATGGATGTGGAGGTACTTGAGTCCGTATTCAATAAACTTAACAGCTACACCCTAGTAAGTCACAATTATGCTGTACAGCAAGGGGGTGATAAGTACGAATGTGCAGAATGTGGTGGTACCAATCACAGGTACAATAAAAAAGTAGTCACTGCAGCCGGTACTGTACACCATTGGCTACAATGTCGTGACTGCAAAAAACACAATAAGATAAATCACTTGGTATTCACTAAGTATCAGGAGTATCTCTACAAGCGAAAGAATATATCTTAAGCTTTTACACTGATTTTACTACATATTTTTTAAGTTTTTAGGCTTATTCCTTATTTAGAATCATTCTAAATTTGTGTAAAACTTAATTTTTTTGTGCAAAATGTTTTGCAGATATGAAACCTTTTATATCTTTGTCAGGTATTAACACTTAAAAATTATGGAAACACAAGAAATTATTAAAGAAATCTTAGCTTATCATCAGGAGCTGAATGATAACTATGTAGAATGTAGAGATGCATTTGGTCATTTAGATCCAGATACTAACAGAGCATTCAAGGAACTAATCACTATTGAGGAATTATTAACCCGTTTAAACTTAAACAAATGAAAAGAGAACTATTTAATGTAGCTGCAAGTGTAGCTGTGATTATGGCTACCATGGTAGTAATGTATAACACCTTAATTTTTATGATATGCAAGTAACAATAGATAATAGCACAGCATTCTTTGAATTTGATGAGGTGCATGGGAGCTGTGAGTTTAACATCACTAACATTACCGAGGAGGATTATGAGGTAGAGCTGAGTAACATTCTAGCTACCCAAGTAGTTGGTGAGGTAGAGCTTGACTACATCCTAACGGATACACAACTTGACCAACTCAATGAAGAGATTATATGGTGCATACAGGATACTAACCTGGTGCGGGATATGCAGGACTTTGATAATAACTTTGATGAGGATGATTGGAGGTATGATGCATAGAGATATATCAGAGATGGCTAGATGGTGGACCCGTCAGTCATTCGCAGGAGATAAGGGGGGCTCCTTTAATACCTCCCTATATTTAGAATACCTTAAATGTAAGAACTCATGTATCGACTATTGTACTACTACGAAAACAGGCTCAGTGAAAGCTATGACTTCCCAAGCAAAGCCCTCTGCCATTGGCAGCTCAATAAATTCAGAGCAGCAGGTACTCATATTTACGGACACTTTGTAATTGAGAAGGTATGAATGAGAAACAAATAATTAAGATACTCTACCCATACATTAGAGGCCCATTAATAACTGAGTACTTAGGCATATCTACTAGCAGAATGTACAATTTTGTGTGGAATAACCGCATTAAAAAACACCCAAAGTTTAAACATCAAATGAACTCAGCATTAGCTAAGCAAGCAGGAGAAAAAAATAGGTTTAAGCAAGGTCATGTGCCATTCAATAAAGGTACTAAATGTCCTAATCTACTGCTAACTAATGCAGCTGCTACGATGTTTAAGAAAGGCAACAAGCCATTCAATACTAGGGAGGCCAATGCAACTAGCATACGTAAGGACTCAACAGGTAGATTGTATCACTACAGTAAGATAGCAGATAGCAAATGGGTGTTAACTCACCGCTTGCTGTGGGAGCAGGCTAATGGGCCCATTCCTCCCAAACACGTAGTGAGATTTATTGATGGAGATACATTGAATCTACAGTTAACTAACCTGGAATGCATCCCAATGAGTGAGAATGCCAACCGTAACACTATACACAGGTTCCCTGATGACCTAAAGAAAGTAATCAGACTTAAAGCAAAATTAAACAAACACATAAAAAACAAAACAAATGGCTAGAAATGGAATGAACGATCTACGTGATCACCTCTTTGCAGCACTCGAGAGATTAAATGATGAGGAGCTAACATCTGAGCAACTGACTACGGAGGTAGAAAAAGCACAGGCAATATCTAACCTATCCAACTCTGTGATTAACAGTGCTAAGGC